CTCCGAAGACGTCCTTGAGCTGTCCACCTTGCTGCAGCAGCACGGTCAACGGCTTCTGTCCGGAGGCGAGGCTCACCACGATGTCGGTCATCTGCATCGGCACTTGGCGCAAGGCTGCTGCCGTCTGCTTGGCCGATACCTGGGCGGTGTTGCCGAGGTTGACCAGGTTCTGCCTGGCCGAATTCGTCGCCGCTCCGGTGTTGTCGACGCCGAGCAGGACGATGCGGTTGGTCTGGTCAGCCACGTCAGTTCTTCGCGTTGATGGCTGTCACGGCCGCCGCTTCCATGATCTGGAAGCTGGGGAAGACCTTCCGCTGCCGGCCGGGGCCCATGCGCAGCGCGCAGTACACGTGCGGCAGGCTCTCGTACTTCAGGCCCAGCACCACGCCACCGTCACCGAAGGTGAACTGCGTGAGCATGTGCCCGAAGACATTCACCGCCTCCTCGTTCTCGGGCCAGACCCTGAAGTCGCTGTCGTCCGGCAGCTGCTCGTCCAGCCGCAGCCCGATGGTGGCCAGCCCCTTCTCGTGCGAGTTCCCATCCTCGGCGGTCGTACCCTGCACCAGTCGCACGGCCGCCTCCTTCAGTTTTTTACGCGGGCTTCCCGCAGCTCGCGGACGTACGCCAGGTAGATGTCCAGCGCGCTGGCCGGGAAGTTCTCGAACAGCTCCTTGAAGAACTGCTCCTGCGGCATCTCCGGCGGCTTCTCGGGGACGGACTCCACGATGTCGGCGGCCATGTCGGCATCGGAGCCCTGCCTGTCTGCGCAGAATGCATCGAGCTGCGACTTCGTCTTGTGGCGGAACACCAGTGTCAGCGGCCGGTGCCCTCCTCCCGGCTGCGAGATCTGCACAGTCGAGCGGAAGGTCGGCGCAGGGTTCAGGTCGAAGAACATCCTGGCCGTGCCTCCTACTTCATGCAGATGGTGAGTTCGTCGTTGCCGACCAACGGCAGGAAGCGCGCGTCAAAGCCGTTCAGGCGGCGGCCGTTCATGTCCTGCTTGCTCGGCCCCGTGAGCTGCACGGCCGGCGCGTACAGCAGGAAGGTGTTCCCGGCCACCGTGCCGTGCACGAAGCCGAGCGACTGCAGGGCATTCGTGCGCACGGTACTCATGAAGGTCACCTCCTGCGCCGCGGTCAGCTTCAACTGGAAGCTGCCGGTGATGCCGCGGCCCGTCACGTCCACCGATTCGTCGCCCAGGATCGCAGCGTGATCCACCTCGTTGCCGACATTGACCTCGATGCCGCGCGACGAATACGGCGTGCCGCCGGTCAACGCGCCGACGGCGTAGGTGGGGCCCAGCGTGATGTCCCCGGTGTTGGCATCGGTCACGACCTGCGGAGGCCTGAACGCCGTCAGGGTGGGTGTCGGGTTGGCCGCCGCGGACACGCCGCCATAGAGGCCGACGAAGCTGTACGACATCACGGGCTTGCCAGCCAGGTTCAGCCGGAACTGCACGTTCCCGCGAGCACCCAGCAACTTGTGCAACACGCCGTCGTCGGCCCAGTAGATGGCAATCGACTCCTGGGCGTCCGTGATGGGCGTGTACTCCACCCGCTGGCTCGCCGTGATCGTTTGCGCGAAGGCGCAGCCGCGCATCAGCGGGCCCCAGGCGGGCGCGGTGCCGGCCGTGCCGCTGCCTGCGATCTCGACGTCGAAGCCTGCCTGCACGTTGGCGACACCCACCAGCTGTTCGGAGGCGCCGAAGAAGTTCCGGATCAGCTCCCGGTCGACGTTCTGCGACGCCAGCGGGTTGAGGTTCAGGTTGCTCACCAGCATGGCGTTCACGGCGCCAGTGAGAACGGGGTCCGTGCCGTAGACAGACTCGATGCCGGCCAGGACGGCGGTCTTGCGGATGTAGCGATTCAAGGCCATGGCGGCTTACTCCTTGGTCTCGGCCGGGGTTGCTTGCGCGGCTTCCGCGCGCTGGACGTCCGGGTCCTGCGGCTCGGTGGCCGCCCGATCCGGCGCTGGTTCGGTACGCTCAACGCGCTGCAAGTTGCCGCCGTCGCGTTCGTAGCTGCCCCCTTCGGCCGGCCGCTGCGTGCCCTCGGTGCTGCTGCTGGTTTGGGTCTCGCTCATGGTGTTTGACTCTCCAGGGTCTGGCCTGCGGTGTTGTGCAGCACCGTGAAGTTCATGATCTGGCAGGCAAGAAATTCGCCGGTGTTCTCGAAGTCCCACTCCATCCGGCCGGCTTCGAGGCCCATGGCCAGGCCGCCCAGGGTCCCATCGGCCATCAGCCTGGACCAGGTCATCGCAACCATGTCGTGCACCACCTGCAGCACCGCCTCATCGCCGGCGCCGCGGCCGTAGCACTCGACGGCCAGGTTCGTCTCCCAGTCCACCGGGCCGCCGTGGAGCGCGCCCAGTTCGGGATCAGCAGTGCCCAGGCGCACCACCACCGATGTGTTCTGGTCCGCCGCAACCGCCCGACGGCGGTTCACGAAGATGGCGGTCGACACAGGTGGATCGGCCGCAAGAGCCGCCTTCACCGCCGACACAAGTGCTGGAAACGCGCCGGTCATCAGGCCCTCGTGAGAAACAGGATCGACATGCCGGTGCCATCCGGCTGGTGCTCGGCTACCTCGTAGTGCGAGCTTCCCACCGTCACCCCCTTGCCCTCCACGGCGGAAGGAACTTCCGTAGTGGGCAGGTGGATGGCGGGGGAAGTCGTTGCCATGCCCAGCTCGCCGAGCATCGACCGTTCCGCCGCGCCATCGAAGATGACGCGCACCGGTTCCGAGGCACCGTCGAAGAGCGCCTCGGTGCCGAAGTCGGTGAAGAACGGAGCGAAGTCCTCGGCGAAGGCCATGGAGCGTCAGCTCTTGTGAGAGCGCCTCGGCGTCTTTCCGTCGCTGCCGTCGTCACCGCTGTCGCCCGCAGGCGCCTGGCCGGGAGGCGACTGGGTGCCCGCCTGAGACAGCGGGCCCTCGTCTTCGGTCCAGCCTTCGCGGGCGGCACCGGTGGAGATCAGGGACTTGGCAACGTCGTCGCTGACGTCGTGCCGGCCTTCGGAATAGTCGACGCCATCGTGCTGGACGTGGCTGGTGACGGTGATCTTCATGATGGAAGCGCTCCTTTCAAGCGACAGCGTTGGTGATCAGGTAGGCGGCGGTCGCCGCAGCGATGACCGGCTGCTCGGCCCGGTCAACTGGATACAGCCAGGACTTGGTGTTCCGGTCCATGTACGGCTCTTCCGCCCAGGGATAGCCGCGCAAGTTGTACGTGTAGCCATAGCTGGGCACGCCCTGCTGGGCGACCGTTGCGGTCTCCGTGTAAGCGAGCACCACGTCCTTGCCCCACACGTCGGTGAAGGCCGTTCCGGCATCGTTCGTGTAGATGGCACTTCCGATCACGATCCGATCGATGCCGAACAGGTCCTGCAGGAAGCCGGGCGTGGCCACGTCGCGGCCCGTGTACTTCATGCGATCGATGATGGCCGGGTGCAGTTTCAGCTTCGAAGCGACCGCCGGACCGAGCACCATCGTATTGGGCGTCTTCCCAGTCGCGGCGCGGATCGCCTCCTTGCCGGTCTCGATCGCGGTGGCCGGAGCACTCACACCCGTGAAGTCCGACCACTGCGAAGTGCCAGACAGCGTGATCTTGTTGCCCGCCGGATAGTTGGCCGGGTTGCGCGCCAGGTCGGCTGAATGCTTCTCCAGACGCAGGTCCATGATCGAACTGACCCCGTTCACCGCCCCCTCGCCAAGGTCGATCCCCGGCCCGTTTTGGCCCTCCTGCAGCGACTCGATCGGCACTTGCCCTTCCAGGCCGTAGTCGATGAGCGCATAGGGAGCACCGGCGTAGCCGAACTGCACACGCTTCGTGTTCTCACCCGGCGCGCGCTGCGAGGTGTAGAGCATGAAGCCTTCCTTGCCGAAGGTGATGACCTGGCCGCCGCGCAGAGTGACGTCGACGCGCGGGAACAGGAACTGCGCGACCATCGCGTTGTTGCGATAGCCCTGCGCGATGGTGGTGAGGACCGGGTCGACGATCCGCGCTTGGGTGGGAGAGAGGCCAGGCATTTGTGCTTGCTCCTGTAGGTGGTGTTGCGCGGATCAGTTCGGGATGACCAGGATCTCGATCTGGTCGCCGTCGGCGGCAGCGGCGGAAAGCGCGCGGCCCACGGCGATCCCAGCGGCCTTGGTCACGACCTTGCCGGCCGTGCCCACTTCCACCGCAGCGCCCGCGGCAACGGCCGCGCCAGCGATCGCGATCGCGATGCCAAGGGCCGTGACAGGGACGCGGCTGCCAGAGGCACCGGCCATCTGGGCGAAGCCGACAGCGTTGGCGGCGGCGGTCGCGACGGCTCCCGCTGCGGTGACGGCGTTGTACTGGGCGATGGCGCCGGTGGCGTTCACGCCGATGGTGAGGACAGCGTTGTATGCGGCGGCCATGGCGTCAGGCTCCTTGCGACTCGATGATCTTCACGGCCTGGACGTAGGTGGTGCCAGGATGGGAGGCGACGTACTCCTTGGCCTTCTGGTCCAGCTCGGCGCGCGACATCGCCTCCTTGCCGTCGCTGCGCACGGTGGCCGAGGGGCGCAGCGAGATCGGCTGGGGTGCGTCGTCGCGGGAAGCCTGGCCGCGCTTGTCTCGCAGCTCACGCTCCGCCGAAAGCACCTGCAGCGCCGCCTCGCCGCCGCTCGACTTGCCGTCGAACTTCAGGGTCCTAATCAGGGCTTCGTGACCCGGCAAGAGGGCCGCTTCCACGGCCTGGATGCGCTCGCGTTCGGCCGTGGCTCCGGCCGCGAAGCCTTCCGTGCGCGCTCGCTCGACATCGGCCGCGCTCAGCGCCGGCGGCTGGTTGGCGGATTGGTTGCCGTCCGCCGCGGAGTTGGTGCCTGACATCGAGAGTCCTTTCTTGTCGGCAGTGGAAGATCGGGCGGGCTGCCCGACGGGATATGTCCGGACGCGTCGCCCGGCCAATTCGGTGATGACTGCATCGGTAGACACGATGCGTCTGGCGAGACCAACGCGAACGGCGTCCTCGCCCATGTAGACACGGGCCTGGGTCGCTCGAACCGCCTCGACACTCAACCCGGTGTGCCGGGAGACCGCGCTCACGAACAGCTCGTACTGCTTGTTGATCTCAGCCTGGAAGTCGGCCCGCACAGCGGCTGGCAGCTTTTCGAACTGGTTGCCGTCGATCTTGTGCGCGCCAGCGAAGATGTGCTCGACGTGAATCCCCTCGTTCGCGAGCAGACGAGACACGTCGATGTGCCGCATCACCACACCGATGCTGCCGACATAGGCCGTCGCGCTCGTCACCACAACCTCGTCGGCAGCGCTGGCGAACAGGTAGCCAGCGGACAGCGCGATGCTGTCTGCCAATGCAATCAGCGGCTTCTTGCCACGCAGGTCGAAGGTGCGCTGTGCGAGTTCGAATGCACCCTGCGCCTCGCCACCAGGGCTGTCCACGACGACAGCCACCGCATGCACTTGCGGGTCGTCCATCGCGCTCTCCAACTTCCCGGCGACTTCGTTGTAGCCAAGGATGTAGCTGGAGTCGGCGTCCAGTTTGCTGCGGTGGGCGAGCGCACCCATCACCCGCATGATTGCCACGCCCTCGCTGATCATGTAGCCGCCGTCACCACGCTCGCCGCGCCTGGTGGAGAACAGATCGGGCGCAAAAACGTCGGGCTCACCCGTCTCCGGAATGTGGGGCAGCAATCCCGACCCCAGCAAGCGCGGCCCCAGCCCGGCGATGATCGCGTCCAGCTTCTGCGGGTGGATCAGCAGCGGCGTGTTGAAGATCCTCGCCGCGAGGTGTGGATACCTCATGCCCCTTCCTCCTGGGTCTCTGCGGGCACGCCCCAGATTCCCTTCCGGTCGATGCGGGTGATCCGGTAGAGCGTCTTGTCGTCGCTGGTGCGGTCCGTTACTTCCTGGCCGACCTTGAAGCGGGCCATCACCGAGCTGTTGTCGACCGTGGCGCCGCGCACGGTCT